TGGTAAAGTCGATTGGTTATTTGTTCTTGCCGGCGGAGGTGGTGGAACCGGAAGCTCGGTTATCGCCCTTCAGCCCGTGTTCGAACGCTATCTGCGCTCGGTCCAAGCCGCTGGTCGCGTCGTTTATATAGCCTCGTGGCCAACCGCACAAGAAAATCTTAACCCCACAATCGCTCGTAATGCGCTGACACTGGCAAATGATGTCATTCCGCACCCACATATCATTCTTGATAATGAACGAGCCACACGTTTACTACGTGGCAGAATCGGCATGCTTGGCATGTATCCTGTCGCTAACACACAATTTGCTAAGTCGTTTGCTCAAGTACTAAAACTCTCCACCGAGGATTCACCGATCCAATCTTTCGACTCAAAGGATTTGGAAACCTGCTTGAGCAATGACGGTCGTGCCTTTTTAGGCTCAACCATGATAAAAGATCCAAATACCGGAAAGCTTGGATCGGTGATTCTTCACAACTGCATGAATCGTTCTGCATGTCCTCCTCCCAAGGGTAAGGCTGCAGCAGGAGCATTAGTGCTGGTTGTGTCGGAAGAGATGGCATCAGACCCGAAGGTTAGTAAAAATATCGAGTCTGCAATTGCCTATGTCGGTGGGAGATGTGAGACACTTTTCTCTGGTGTTTATGTCAGAAAGAATGTGCCTGGCTTGATTGCGATACTAAGTATGAGTGGACTGAAACAATAGGAGAATAGAATGAACCCTTTTCGCAAACTGAATGATTGGTTGGCACGGAGAGGGATCACTTGGAACGAACTTAATTATATTATTACCTCCGTCAGTACGTTAATAGCAATTATAGGCTTCTCAATTTGGGTGTTAACACAATGAAAATTACTAAATCACAAATAAAACAAATCCTTCTCGAAGAAATTGAATCAAACGATAGGCTTATTGATGCAATCCGCGATCTTACTTCAACAGTAGAAGATCTGGATATCAGCATGGACTATCTTGCGGCCGCATTTACTGGAGAAGATCCTATGAGTTTAGGGTCTGCACAGAAAACTATGGGTCGTTTCGCAACACCTACTCAAAAGTTTTCTGTTCCAAAAGATATCGATGAATCCCAGTTAAGGCAATATGTTATGGAAGCCTTGGATGAAGTATTGGGTCCCGAAGCTGAAGTAAAAGACTACATCAAGGATTTTAAAACTTCAGACGCACCACAGTTCAAGGGCAAGAACAAAAAGAAAAGAAAAGAAATGGCGATAGCCGCGGCAATGTCTGCAAAAGGATAAAGATGGAAGAAGAAGATAAAAACGGATTTGTCGACATATGGCTGATGAAGCTCACATCAAGAAAACTATTAGTGTGGATCACTGCCACGGCGCTAGCCTTGTTCGGACAATTGACCAGTGGTGACTGGGTTGTCGTCTCCACTGTCTTTATCGGCGCCCAAGGTGCCGTCGATATTGTAGAGAGATTGAGAGGGTAGCGTGACCGCCAAGATAGTATTGCAATTTGTTATAAGGAATTGGAAAAGTATTTTAATGGTTTTTCTTTCACTAGGCATTATCGGCAAGATGCGTTATGATTATAAACAGCTTCAGCGCGCTTATGAAGTCACAGAGGATTCTCTCAAAGCCCAAATCGATGGACTCAAAGACATCCACCAGCGCGAAATAGCAGCCCGTGAAGAGATACTCAACGAGTATCACGACCTGCTTAAGCAGATTGAAAATGATTATGCAGAGAGCCAAGACGCGCTGCAAGAGTTGATTGAGAGCAGAAGAGCAGATTATGGAAGACAGTTTTCAGAAGACCCCGCGTCTTTAGTTGATGACATCCAGATAATGTACGGATTTGATTATGTTCCTTAGTTTGCTATTACTATTATTTAGCTCCGCCGCCGCCGATGAGGGAAAGTTTACCTTCTTGGGCGAACAACAGTGTGCACAATTTGAAGGTGTATTATTCGATCCTCCCGCGTTAGCCTCGATTCTCGCAAGACAATCCACAGCAAATCTGGCATGCCAAGCACGAATAGAATACGAGTTATCTGTTGAAGCCGCGAGCTACGACCTAGAGATCCGAGAGCTACAGATTTCTTTCGACGCATTGAGCGAAGAAAGCACCCTTATGATAACACAAAAAGACATAGAGATACAACAGCTTCAAGAATCCCTTCTACGCCAGTCTGCCGATAATAAGCTGTGGTGGTATGTCGGTGGCGTTGCGACCGGTGTGGCGGCAGTGTACGGCGCGTATAGGCTATTCAATGAGTGATAAAGGGAAGCTAAATAAAATTGCTGCAGTTGAGAAAGCTATCTCCCAGAAGTATGGAGAAGAAACGATCCAAAATCCTAAAGCGAATTGGGACGAAGCTAAAGAAAAAGAGTACTTGAAGCAGTCTAGAGAATTCTATCAGAAGTCTTATCAGAAAGAAGAGTCGCAGGAAAAAGTTGATATTAATGGCGTAAAGGTTTCAAAAAAACTACTTAATAGAGAATCTTTAAGGCGTTGTTCGGTCTGCGGATCTTATCCAAAGAAATCAATGGACGATGTTTGTCTCACTAAATTTGATTGTTGCAATAAATGCTACATTCAATATGTGGAAGGCAGAGAAGAAAGATGGTTAGAAGGATGGAGACCAAAATGAAAATAACTAAATCTATATTAGCTCAAATTATTAAAGAGGAACTCGATCATATTGAAGAGATGGAGTCTCCCGTCGAATTCGGAAAAGCAAAGGCTTCCACTGGTGATGTTCGACAAGCTGGTATGGCTGCAGCTAAGGAACAAGGAGAACAGGGAATCACTGCACAAGAAAGAGGTATCATTAAGCAACTTTCAGATATGCTTGTCGGCGCCTCAAAAGAGACTAACATTCTTTCCGGAACCGTTATATCGAAAATTAAACATCTGGCCGCAGAATTACAAAAAGTCTTACCAGCAGACCAATCAGGAGCACAAGAATAATGGCAACAGTTTATGAAATAGTACAGGGGCTTTCGCAAGCCGCGGCGAACGCATACGATGGTGCGCTTGGAGAAGACTATGAGCCACTAAAAACAGGCGCCTTACGTCGCGAAGAAGGTGACATGCTCATCGACCGGCGTGTAATGGATGGTTTTGGTGTGAAGTTTTATGGCAACATGATGTGCCTCACATACCAATCAGAAATCCAACTTAAGGAGATCTATGGTCCTGGTTTTGAGAGCGAGATTGATCAACGCATGACTGATATTTCCAAGTGGCTTAAGAAAGAATACAAGCGTATCACTGGCGAGGCCGTTACTCTCACTGTTGAGGGTGAAGTTGATATCTTCGCCGAGAACTCTTCACGTGTCCGTTCTTGGGTGACTGCCAAGAAGCACTTCAAGGTCGGAGGTCTTGATGAGGCAATGAACGATGATAACTCCGGTAACGCCAACCCTGTTGAAAAGAGTTGGGAGACCTTCCTAGGACAAGGAGGTTGGAACGGTACCGGAGGTAAACGCCCCGATAACGACAGCCGTAAAAAAGATAAAGGTCCACAATCATAACAAAACATAATGATGCATGAGTTTTCAACTAGACAAAAAACAAAAAGTAAAAGAGATACTAAAGTGTGGTAAGGATCCTGCTTATTTCTTAAAGACATACGCCCGTATATCTCACCCGATGCACGGGCTTATTTTATTTGACACCTATGATTTTCAAGATAACTTGCTACAAGAATTTAATGATTATCGTTTCAATGTTATCTTAAAAGGGCGTCAGCTTGGTATCTCGACGATTACTGCCGGCTACATTGTGTGGCTTATGTTGTATCACCGCGACAAATCGATTCTTGTCATGGCAACCAAGTTTGCTACAGCAGGAAACCTCGTAAAGAAAGTAAAAGGGGTCATGCGCCATCTTCCCGATTGGTTGAGGATTGCGACTATCGATGTAGATAACCGTACGTCTTTCGAACTTTCTAATGGTTCAACGATTAAAGCTGCTTCAACTTCGGGCGATGCAGGTCGTTCTGAAGCACTGTCGTTGTTAGTTCTTGACGAGGCCGCCCACATTGAGGGACTTGAAGAACTTTGGACTGGTCTATATCCAACACTATCGACTGGTGGTCGGTGTATCGCGCTCTCAACTCCTAATGGCGTTGGGAACTGGTTTCATAAAACGTGCGTCGATGCCGATACCGGCGCCAATAACTTTCATTTAACTACGCTTCCATGGGATGTACATCCCGATCGTGATCAAGAGTGGTTTAAGAAAGAAACCAAAAATATGTCCAAGAGACAAATTGCCCAGGAGTTGGAGTGTAATTTCAATACTTCTGGGGAGACTGTTATTGATTCCGAAGACATGGAATGGTTATTATCTAATGTTCGCGAACCAAAATATCGTACAGGGTTTGATCGCAATTTTTGGATCTGGGAAGAGTTTGATCCTACTTGTAATTATCTCATATCTGTTGATGTGTCTAGGGGCGATGGCGCTGATTTCTCAACGTTTCACATTGTTAAATTAGAAACTCTAGAGGTCATCGGTGAATACCAAGGCAAACTTACTCCTGATTTGTTCGCAACGATGTTAAATCAAATTGGTCGAGAGTTCGGCGATGCTATGATGGTAGTTGAAAACAACAATATCGGATACACGGTATTAGACAAACTCACAGAGTTCGGTTATCCCAACCTTTACTTTTCTATTAAATCTACACATGAATATGTTGAGCAGCATGTAGCAGAATATAATACATCAGCTGTCGCAGGATTTACAACTTCTATGAAAACGCGCCCTTTGATTGTTGCGAAATTAGAGGAGTTTATAAGAAATAAACTAATTAAGGTATATTCTTCGCGCACCGTGAATGAATTTAAGACGTTTATTTGGAGATCCGGAAAACCCCAAGCGATGAAAAGCTATAACGATGATTTGATCATAGCTTTAGCAATTGCCTGTTGGGTAAGAGACACAGCTATTCAGACAAATGCTCGCAATTTAAATTATCAAAAGGCCTTTGTTGATGCAATTTACACGGTTAAAACTACCATGAATACACAGATAAGAGGACAAACTGGCTACAAACCCAATAACACAACTGATATACTGTCTGAAGCAAAGTCTTATTGGGATGAATATAAGTGGATTATAAAGTGAGGAATATAAATTAATGGCACAACGAAACAGAAACCAAGGAAACAACCCTGCAAACAGGGATAATAATTTATTCAAAGCCCTTACGAGGTTATTCTCTGGTCCGATTATCAATTATCGTTCACAGACCGGCCGCCGCATTCGGCGCCAGCATTTAGATAAGTTTGGAACGCGCTTTAAGACTGCCTCGGGACAACAGTTCAAGAAGGCACAATATAATCCACTTGACACAATCGCCACAAACGCTATACAGAATCAGCGGCGATCCGAGCGCTATGTAGATTTTGATCAAATGGAGTATATGCCAGAGATTGCTTCGACAATGGACATCTACGCAGACGAGATGACAACTTATTCAGAATTGCGTCCGATGCTTAATGTAAAATCTGGCAACGAAGAAATCAAAGCAGTCTTAACAACGCTTTACGAACAAATTCTTAATGTTCAGTATAACTTATTCGGCTGGTCACGTACAATGTGCAAGTATGGCGACTTCTTTTTATATCTCGATATTGATGATAATTTTGGTGTGAAATCAGTTATTGCTCTTCCTCCAATGGAAGTTGAGAGACTTGAAGGACAAGACTCCACTAATCCTAATTATGTCCAGTATCAATGGAATTCAGCCGGCATGACCTTTGAAAATTGGCAAGTCGCCCACTTCCGTATTCTTGGCAATGATAAGTATGCCCCATACGGAACTTCCATTCTTGAGCCTTCTCGTAGAATCTGGCGCCAACTTACGCTTATGGAAGATGCGATGATGGCCTATCGTGTTATTCGCTCATCGGAACGCCGAGTATTTAAAATTGATGTTGGCGCCGTACCGCCAAACGAAGTTGAACAATTCATGCAGAAGACCGTATCGCAACTTAAACGACACTCTGTCGTTGATGCCAAGACCGGTCGCATTGACCTTCGCTATAATCCGATGGCTGTCGAGGAAGATTATTTTATCCCTGTTCGAGCAGGTTCAGTAACAGATATTCAGAACCTCGCCGGCGGTGCTAACACTACTCAAATCGACGATATTAAATATCTTAGAGATAAGCTCTTTTCTGCTCTTAAAATCCCTCAATCTTATCTTGCAATGGGTGAGGGTGCAGCAGAAGACAAAGCCACTTTAGCACAAAAGGATATCCGTTTTGCGAGAACAATACAAAGGTTACAACGCGTCATTATCTCCGAGCTAGAAAAGATCGGTATTATTCATCTTTACACTCTTGGCTTCCGCGGCGATGACCTTATTGGTTTCTCCCTATCTCTTAACAACCCATCAAAGATCGCCGAACTTCAAGAACTTGAACATTGGAAACAGAAGTTTGATATTGCTGGATCTGCGACAGAGGGCTATTTCTCACGCCGTTGGGTTGCAGAACATATCTTTAATATGTCTAACGAGGAGTTTGTACGTAACCAGCGCGAGATGTATTATGACCGCACTCACGATGCTGAACTTCAACAGGTGGCTGAAACCGCCGCTGCTGCTGGTGCCGGGGGAGTGGGTGGTGGAGACCTTGGTGGAGACCTTGGGGGAGACCGTGGCGGAGACCTTGATCTTGGTGGAGACCTAGGCGGAGATCTTGGAGGTGGACCTGAAGAGATGCCCGCCGGAGATGCCGCAGCAGGAGATGCCGCAGCAGAGTCTGCTCTATTGGCGGTACCTCCCGGCTCACGCGATGTTCATACTTATGCGGGAGGCGCAAAGTATAATCCG